TAGACTCGGCGGACGGAACTTGGTCTACCCCTCTGCCACATGGTCGGTTCGTGTGCTATGATGCCCAGCCATGCATATACTTCTTCTTCATCTGATTCATCATTGGCACGTCCTTCGCGACTTCGCGGCTAGCTGGTCCTAATGGGCCAATCCGTAAGCCGAGCGCATCAACGATGTATCGACGCGGGTGAGCATGTATGCCAGCGACCGAGCGGTCGCACATGCATCGAACCCGGATGCGACGGCGCGGCAGGAACGCTCTGGGGTCCGCTTTGGTGCCCCGACCACGACCAGGAACGGATTGATCGGATCAGCGGTCAGATGCGTGAAATCCAAGCCTCGCTTCGGGGGGGATCTGAAACATGAGGCGCTGGAGCTATTGGCGCATCCTCAGGATGCGTCAGCCCCCAAAGTTCCAGCCCGAACCGCTCGCGCTCGATCCGCTGGACCCGCCGAAATTCCATCCTCCGGAGGAGCTTGAGCCAGACGACCCTCCGCTGAAGTTCCACCCGCCGGACGATGACGACGCCTTGTCGGCCGCTTGAGCCTTAGCCGATTCGTACTTGGGGGCGGACTTGCTTTTCTGTGACGCCTCAAACGAGTAGAACGGATTGAACATCCGGTTCGCAGCCGCCTCGCTCGACCCGGGGTTTCCAGGTTTAGGCTTGGGGCTGATGATGTTGCTGACACCGTAAGCCGGACCGCCACCCTCGCGCGCCTCTCGACCGTAGCGGGCCGCTGGCAGGAATCCCTCCAGAAGATTGTTGAGTCCGGCGATCACGGCGGCCTTACTTCCGGGGGGAACGTCGCCCTTGTAGGCGTCGGAACCATAGGTGGCGCTCTTGTCGGGGGTAGTGGTCAGCGGCCCTTGGCCAAACGAGTTCAAACCTGCGAAGTTATAGAGGGCGCCTTGAAGCTCCGGGAATAGGGCATTGGTCATTTGCTGACCTTTGAATGCGCCACCGAGTGACGGCGTAGTATTCGGTGGTGTGAATATTCCGAACGGGGTAATACGCGCAAGCTCTTGCATCGCGTAGGTATTCAGTGGTGCGCCCTTACCGTCCTGAATGTCCTGGTTGATTGTCTGCCTAAGTGACGCCAACAGCGCGGAGCTAACGGGGTGATCCTTGGGTAGGTGCCACAGCACGAACTTGGCTGCGCTCAAATACCACGGCAGGAACGGCGTGGCGGACTGAATCATCGCTCGCTGCGTCGGAGTGAACTTGTTGTACTTGCCGAAAAGGTTGTCTATTTCACGTCCGAAGTGAGAAACGAGCGTGGGGTCGGCCTTCAGTTTGTCAGCGAGCGTAGCGAGGTTATCGCCTTGGATTCGCACGGTGTTCTGCCACGCCTTACCCCACGATGACACTTCGCGGTGAGCCATCTTACCTAGCCCCATGAGGCGAGCGTTGTGCTCAATGGTATACATGGCTTGGCCTATACTGTCAGCGTACAGGTTGTGTGCCGCGATCAACTGTCGAGTCACGGGGGCGGCGTGAGCGAAGCTGCTAACCATGTTCTGATTAGGGTTATGGATCATCAACGGATCACGCTTGTTGTAAAACGTAGCGTTCACCATTTCCATAAGCGCCGCCCTACCCTCAGGTGTTTCCTGAAGTAACTTCATCAGGCGCCGTCCATCGGCCAGATAGTGAGGACTGAACACACCGCCCAGCATGGCCCTAAGCACCGCCTCGGACCCGATCTGCGCCATCCAGTGAGTTGAATATGGCAGGACGGTCCGGCGGAACTGCTGTGTCACCCTGCCGACGGACCTAAGTAGGCCGTCTTGGCGCTGGAACTGCTGCGCGAACCGTTCCGCTGCGACCCTGGGGACGAGAACGATGTTCCGGCTGGTCGAGTTCTTAGCATCACGGATTGCGTTGGCGAGCGACTGTGTTTCCAAATCGGACAAGTTTGCAAGCTGAGCCGGGTGCTGAAGATCGCCGACGAGGTGCAGAGCCCCGGCTGAAGCCCGGGGGATCGGGACAAGCTCTGTGGCGTTAGGGATTGGGTTTCCGTGATCGTCTACCATCGCTGCGCGACGAACGGCCTCTGCCTCCGAGTAGGTCATATCGCCGCCGCTGTACTTCACCCCAGCCCTCTTGAATACGTCTCTGCCGGGAACTACGCCAAGCTCGTTCACCACGCGATCCTGAAGGCTCGCTCTCGTTAGCGCCTCGGCGCGAGACGCGATCTGGCCGCCCAGCCCCTCCCAGGAATGGTCGTAGCCGCCCTTCTCAAACGCTAAGCCCGTCCTGCCCTTACCGAGCGTCCCCCGTGCCATCTTGTAGGCCGAATAGAAGCGGTAAGGTGCGACCTTGCCGGGGAAGTGTCCGACGTAGGCGGGGTCGGGAACGCCATTCGCTTTGATGTGATCCAGAATCTCCTGGGTGGTTACGGGTCGCGTACGTCCATATCTGACGCCGTTCACGACTTGCGAGCCGGGAACCTCCAAGCTGTCTGTAGCAGGGTTGTATCTCGCACCCATATGCGCTTGGGCGTAGGGGAACAGCGTTGCTCGTAGCGCTTGGGCCGGGTCCAGGAGCCCGTGCTGAAGCAGGTAGGCGTCCTGCCCCTTGATGAGGGGGCGCATCTTCTTAGCGGCCTGGAAGGCCTCCGACAACGCCTTAGGCAGCGGTATCGTTCCGGCGCCGGTCACCGGGGCGGGATGGTTTACCAGCGGCGTGTGGACCGCCTTATCGAGCGCCTTTACCTGACGGCGGTTATAGAGCATGTCCAGCGATCGGGGCTTTAGGTCCGCCTGGGCTACCTTCAGGCGATTTATCTCCTTCATGACGTCGTCAACCGCAGTCTGCGGCGTCTTGATTACGCCTTGGAGAACGTGAGAGGTGACCGCCCTTCCCTCCGGCGAAAACTGCTTACCGATTCGCTTCCAGTCGCTTAGGGCTACGGTCCGCTCGTAACGACCCGCTTGCTGCCGGACGCTGGTCATTTCGTCGGCGCGGCGCATGAGCTTGGCGTCCCGCCCGACGTTCAGCGCGTACTGCATCGACTTTGGCATGAGCTTCGGAGCGGGCCGGGCGATATTGGGATCCTGGCCCCTGCTCCTTAGATAGCCTTCCCGGCCTTTTTGAAGTCCCTGGGTGAACAGGTTGGCGGAGTAGTAGCGATGCTCCATAATCGGGCTCGCCTCCCCGGCTATCGTTCCCAAGCTAAGGGGCGCCCTAGCGATGCTTGTAGCGGCAGCGACATCGGACCCCAGGGCGCCGGAGCGAGCGATAGATCCGGCTAGCCTACCGGCGGCGGCTTCCGGCCCCGCAAGCATCATGGCCGTATTTAGGGGATGTGCCATCGCGCCCGAGAAGTTGCCGTGGATTAGCTGGTCGCCGAGATAAATATAGGGGTCAATGAGGGAGTGGAAGGCGTTGCCGAACTTCCCTTGCGCCACTTCAGAGCCAAGCCCGTAAAGCCCCTCGACGGTGCTCGCGGGCATCTGATAGGCGTCGGTCCCGGTGTTTACGATCAGTTTCCCGATGGTGCTCAGAACGGGGGTAAGGATCGGGGAGATTATCTTCCCTACGGCACCAAGCCCACCACCCATTGCCGGGGCAACCATGCCGGGAGTGAGGACGCCGCCGCCCGAGACGTGGAAGCCCTTCAGGTAATTGAGTACCGCCTGCGACTCCGGCGTAGACGGGTTCGCTTTGGCATTCTTCAGGATCGCCTGCTGCCGCTGTGATGGCTGCGCCTTGAATACGCTAACGACAGCCTGGTGGTACGCGGGCGCCTGCTTGAAAGCGTTCGCCTGCGCCGATCCGTAACCGGCGCCGCTGGAAGTGATGTCGGTCGAGGTGGGTGGCTGCTTAGCTACGGCCTTGTTATATGCCGACACCCGGCTCGCGCCGTAAGCGTTGCCGGACGAAGTGATGTCCGTATGCGACGGAGGGGCCGTCTTGGGTAGCGCCGGGACAGCGACCCTCGCCGGGGCAACCTTCTGGAAGGCCTGGGTGTTTCCAATCGCGGGCATTAGTGGAATGGGCTAAGGGGACTGGTGATAGCTCCCGGTATTGCCGAGCCAGTAAGCGCCAACGGACTGGTGGGCTGCTGCGGGGGGGCGCCAACCTTGATCGGCTGTCCGTTGTATGTCCCCCCGGTGACACCGTACTGGTTGCGGAGCGTCTGCGCCTGTTGCTGATTGATGTAGCCGTACTGCAAAAGCGTCTGGGCGATCTGTACCTGATAGCCGTCGAACTTCGTCTTAGCCGGATTGTTCCCCGTCGTAAGCCCGTCAACGATTTGGGCCATCGTGCCGCCGTGCGCCTGGCCGTCCTTGATTAGCTGCTCGACTGTGCTTGTTTTGCCCCAGTAGATGTTGTTCTCGTTCGTGGACAGCGGCTTGGCTACGCCACCGTGGCCGATCTTGGCGCTGTTCGATTGGGTTCGCGCCCACGCGGGAGACCCCACAGCATTCGGGTTGTCGGACCAAGCCTTACCCGTCGCGGTCTGTACGCGCTGCCATGCCGCCGAACCAACCCTAGTCGGATCATTGTTGAAGGCGTTTTGCGCGGCCGTCTGATTGATCTTCTGCTGACTCTGGTTGATCTTCTGCTGGCCCTGGCTCAACTGGCCCTGCTGATAAGCGGCCGTTGCTGCTGCTTTGCCGGTATTCGTCTGGGCGTTAGCCGCATTGCTCGCCGCATTAGCCGAAGCTGCGTTAGCTGACTGCTGCTTGATCCCCAGCCCGGCTCGGCTGATCTGATTCGCAATCTCCTGCTGCCGGAGCTTCCCAACGTCCGTGCCGATGAGCGCCCCACGGGACTGCTGAAGCGCTGCGATCTTCGACATGATTGGCTCGTTTCGCACGACGTTGCCGCGCTGAATGTTCGCCAAGTCCTGCTGGCCCGCCATCGCGAACGAACCTAGATTCGACGCGCCCAAATTAGCGTAGTCAGCGCCCTGCTGCGCCCCGAAGTTCTGATAGTTCTGGCTCATCTGCGAAGCCAACCCCTGCTGCTTAGCAAGGTTCGTCTGAAGATCGGCTAGCGCCGGGGTCGCGAGACTGTTATTCCCGTAAGCTTGCGGGGCGTAAGCCAGGAGCGATTGGGTGGCGTTAGTGCCGATCTGCTGAAGCGCAGCGGCCTGCGAGGCGGCGCTCTGCTGAAGCTGGTCATTGAGCGTCTGGTTATTCTGCGCGATCTGCTGATTGCCCTGGTTGACGAACTGCCCCAGGTTCGTGAAGTACCCATTGGTCTGTGCCGAAGCGTTAGCGGCCTGCTGGTCGTTCTGCTGGGCCTGACCCTGAAGTCCTTGTATGGCCGGGTTGTACTGCGCGTTAGCGAGCGCCACGGCGGCCTGATACAACGGCTTCCCGCTCAGGGTCGCATTGGGGTTCAGAAGCGGGCTATTAGAGGGAACGCCGGGGCCAGCCATCGCGGGGGCCGCAGGAGCCCTTGTAGGGGCCTTAGACGGCGCCTTAGGGGCCCTTTGGGTCGTGGGGGCCCTTTGGGTTGAAGGCATGAGCGAACCAGCCAACTTCACAGGCGCGTGGGCGCTCGAAGGCGCAGCCTTTCCCTTCGGACCGCCCGGCACCTTGCCGATCGCGCGTCCGGGACCGGGATTTACGGACGGCACCGCAGCGCCACCAGAGGGACCACCAAAGGCTGCCATTACTTCTTCCCCTTGGAGAGATTCTTGGCCAGATTCAGGAGCGCCGACCCAACGCCCGTAGCCTTCCCCTTCCCGCCCTTCCCGCCACCCTTGGGCGCCATAGTCGCCGTGGGCGCCGGAGGCGAAGCAGGAGTAGGCGCCTGAGGCGGTGCGGGTGGCGCAGCCTCAGCCGGGTTGCTTGCCGCTGCCGCCGCGAGCCTTCCCGTGCTAGCGAGCGCCTGAGCGCTGTCGTAAGCCTTCTGAGCATCCAGAAGCGCGTTGATTCTACCCTCGGCCGTGTTGTAATAGTTGTTGTACTTCGTCTGCGCGTTACTCTGATTTGTCGCGTACTTGAAGTTCAAGTTCCCAAGATTCTGGTTGTAGACAGACGAGTACAGCCCACCCCCGGCGTTAGCCCTCTCCTCAAGCGCAAGCTGGTCGCGGGGTTGCTGGTAGGCAAGCTGGTTTAGTGTGGCTTGAAGGGCGCCCTGCTGCTGGCCGATCCCAAGGTTGATTGAATTGATGCTGTTCCCCACCTTGACGTTATTGGCCGCGACGTTGTTGTAGTAGGCGGCGTCAAGCTCGTTCCCCGCCGTCCCGGCTGTCCCCGTTGTCCCAGTCGGGACGGGGGCGGGCGCGGGGGCGACCTGGGGTGCGACAGGAGGCGCCTGTGCGGGCGCCTGTGTAAGCGACCTCGCGCCATTTAGGAGTGCGGAGCCTGGGCCTGTAGCCGTTCTCTTTGGAGGCTTCGTCAAAGCGGACGCGCCCAGTAAGGAAAGTCCGGCCGTTGCAACTTTCGGCGGCTTGGGGGGTCCCGGAGGCTTCGGTTGCGACGGTGGCTTTACCACGGTCGGCTTAGGGGGCTTAGGAACGCTAGGAGTTTTGATGACGGTAGTTATCATAAGGTCGTTAGCCGTAGTGGGTCACTTACTGCGCCTGCTGGAACATGATGTGTTGCAACGTCAGAAACGTCACGATGCCGTTATTCGCTATGCCTGTCAGAGAATCGAGTATCGTCAAGTTGCCGTTCGCTGTTACGTTTATCCGCACGATGGTGATTGCCGGGTTAGTGTCCTGTTGGTATGCGGTGAATTGTTCGGATAGCGCCGGGCGAAACCCGGGAGGCAACGTTCCAATAACGGCAGACCCAAGGCCAAATGCATAGCCCGCGACACTCTTGATTAGTCCACGGACATGCACGAACCCGTTAGCATCAAGCATGTAGGACGCCAACTGGTCCACGCTGCCGAAATTCGCCCAGTTCGTCGCGTTGAACGCCAACGGATACCAAACTTGTGTCGTTGCCTGCTGCAAATTTTCAAAGTTGAGCGTGGCGTCCTCAAACGACTCAACGGGGATAACGGGAAGCTTCAAACGAATACTCCTTGACGAGAAGCCGGTCTACTGGTAGACTGCGCCCAATGACCCATCTACTAGGAATTACGAAGGCGCTCCTTATCGGAGCGGCGCTACTGGGCGCCCACGGGACGTACCATCAGCGCTATTGGTGGCCAGCACGGGACGCATGCGTCCTCACGACCGGCACCGATCGGCACGGCGTTTGGCACGCCACTCCGTTCATCCAATGCACACCAGAACCTGCGCATTGGGCTCCCACGCCCGCCCCACCGATGGCGGGCGTTCCCATCAACTCGCCGCAGGCGACTCAGAGCGCCCAGAACTACTGTCCGTTCAGGCCGGACGGCTGGTGCGTTCCGCCTGCCGATCCGCTCAACATTGGTCCCGGTTATCGAGGGAACTAGCTGAAGCTGAGGGCCTGAACCCACAGCTTCCGACTTGAGGCAGTCACCGAACCGGAAGATGCTTTGAACTGCACGCTGACGGTATACGTACCCGCTGCCGCGAAGATGTAGCATGGTCCACCGGCAAATCCCCCCGTCCCGGAACTGGGTAGGGACTGAATACTAGAGCCAAGTTCCACGACGGGATTATTCTCAGGGGCGCCGCGCGGAATCGTTCCTCCTACGACCTGGCCGGTTGTGACATCACCGCCATAGACAAAACCACTGGCGAACGGGGAACAGGCTAGACCCTCCGCAAATGAGAAAAGGGGATAGTTTTGCGCAGCCGTTGCGGTGTTGGTAGCTGCTGCTTGCGTGATATTCGCGGCGGCAGTCGGTACTTTTAGCTGATTGCTGCCGACGAAAATGGCTGCTCGTGCTGCGCCTGCTACCGATTCTTGCCATGTCGCCTGGTACCACACGACGATCAGCCCGTTCGTCGGCAGCACGATCCCCGTGACCTGATCCGGCGTTGCCAGCGTCACGTATGTTGTACTTGAAGTGGACTGTGATGCGCTGATGTTCGTCGCGCCCTTGACCGTTTGCGTCCCCGTGTTCGACCCAACCGACTGAGCGAAGGTGTTCGAGACGTTGGTGTTATCAACGTTTCCGTTCGCCCACGTTAGAACTGAGTTAAGCGCCGTCGAAATCTCCGGGTCGGCCACACTGTTCAAATCCGTACCCGCGACAGGAACCGTATAGCTAAGCGTCGTCATGTAGTGACCCTCGTCATGTAGTGACCATATCCTTGCGATCGGTAAGCATCATCGTGTATTCGAGAACCGTGTCAGGGGTATTGGAGGTGGCCGAAAAGACTAAGGAGAAGGCGTTAGCTACCCCCAAGCTGAAGAAGCGGGCGCGTGTAACCGAAGGGGAGCCATACAACGTCCCATCGGCGGCCCCATAAACGGTGCCGTCAACCGCGCCATAGGTGCCGCCCGACACGTTAGCTAGACAGTTAGCGCGGATTAGTGTTTCCAGCCCGGCGAAGTCCTTAGCTATCGAAAAGTCCACCGTTCCGAAGCCCTCCAAGCGGACCTGACGCAAACGCTTACGGAACCACGGAGTCGGGAAACGACGACGCCGATAGAACGTCGGAGACTGCCACGGGCCACGCCAAAACCATGTCATCGGACTACCGTTATCCGTGTAGACGCTGGGCACGAAACACTGATCCACAATGGCGCTGGTCGCCTTAGCTGAATACAAGCTGGGCGAGCTACCCGTGGGATGCCAGATAGCGAACTGGTTCGAGCCGATGTTGTGTTTCCACCACGTCCCGAGCAGCGAGTCGTAATCAAGGATGGTGTCGTTGTTCGTACCCTTGAGGCTTACGCTCAGGTAGTAATGCCCGTTGTACTCCACCCCGGCGGCGATGTTTCGCAGGCCGTCCACCTGATTCAGCGTCGGAATGATCTTGTCCGAAATCGGGGTGACTTTAGACCCGTTCGTGAGGAACACACCACGGTCCTCGTTCAAAAAAAACGTGCCTTCAGGTCCGGCGGCGATAGACCTGTGCGAGACAATGCCGACGTTGTTGGAGATCAGGCGAGCGGTCGCGTTAGCCGGAGAAGTGATTACCCACAGCTTGCGGGCCTTACCGACCAGGACATAGGGGCCCGCCACTCCGATGCCGGTGATCGGCTGACCGTCATTAGGGTCAAAGTCCATGAACCCGGCGCCTTTCAGGTTCGCCGGATTCCAGCCCGTAGGGTCAGCGATAGCGGACCAGTACACCCGCGACGGCGTAGAACCAACCCCGGCCACGAACACTTGGTTCTGCCAGTAGATTGAATACTTGCCGTTCGGAACGGCGCCGCCCGAATCCGTAGCGGTCCATGACGCCACATTCCCGGAGCCAGTCCATTGCAGCGGCGTATCCGTACCATCCATGCCGTAAAGCGGCCCCTGCCCGCTGATCACCGGGCCGGATACGAAGCTCCACGGCAGATTGTTCGTTAGCGTAGCTGCGCCGTGAATGTCCGTGACCGAGCCCCCGGCGGACACCGAATAGATGCTCGTTCCCCCCGTCCCAATCAGGAAGGGGGAGCCGGTGCTTTCAAGGGGGAACAGGCTTTTGAACGTGACGGCCGGGGATGCGAACGTAACCAGCCCCGTGCGTTTGACAATCGCTCCGGCTGTCGTGCCCTGCACGTTCTGAAGATCGCGGGACTCGTTGTCCTCCAACAGGTACGGCGCCGAATAGGTGTTCAGGCCGCCGTGGAAGTCGTTATAAGCGAAAGGCAGACTTCCGGTAGACACTTAGACCCAGCCCCAGAGCGCCCAGCCGCGATTACCAAGGTCGCGCTCGTTCTCCCACATCCCCTTACATTGCGTCGGATAGTCCGTTGACGGGAACCTAACGTCCGCTGTGAACTTCGCAACGCTAGTGGCGTACTTGTTGTCCCACTGAGTCCCCATAGTCGAGTCGTCATCCCCCCAGTAGCAGCGGGCGATGGCGTACTCAGCCAGCATGTAGTGATAGTCCGTGGGGATCGTCGGCGTATCCGTAGGAGACGCTAGCGGCGCTGGGAGAATCCAGTACCGCATATTGATCGTGTAGGCGTTGTCTGGCGTCGGGTAGAACGTAATGTTCTGGCCGTCCTGCGCCCAATAGTTGGGGCGCCCCTGGCTGGTGGTCGAGGCGTCAATGTCGCGAACACTGACTTGCTCCATCAGCACTTGGCGCCCCGGGTCGTTGACTTCCCGGATTCTTGCCCAGCCTACCGGGAAGGGGTATGACGCGGTGCCCGTGATTGTGGTGTAGACCTGGCTGGCCTCGTCAACGTAGTAATCGACGCGCCGACAAAGGCCGAGATAGGCGTCGTTCAGGTAGGTGACGATGCGGGCGCCGTAGACGCTTGGATCGAACCCGTGCGCCTCAACTTCAGCTTGGAGTGCTGCGAGATTCATTTCTTAGCCTCATGCGTCGGGCGGAACGAAGTATGCGATTCAGGTCCGCCTTGGACCCCTTGACATACCTAGCCTGGGTTGCCGGGATTTGGCGCTGACAACTCACGCACCCGAGTGCGGGAACGATCGCGGTAGGGTCGGGGACCATGACGCCCCCGCAGCGATTACAAAGCGTTGGCACGGACCCTAAGACCCTAAGGCCCTAAGAGCCGTAGCCGGGGCCGGTGATCGTTAGATGCGCCACGCCCGAAGGAGCGGCGATCCACACCGGGGGGACCGTGTACGTCTTAGCTGACCCTGCCGTAACAGTGTCGGTAGCGGCGTTGTGACGGCCGTTCTGATGAACGTTCAGCGTGACGGTAGAAGCCGCGCTGGAAGTGACCACGGTGCCCGAGCCGCCCGCCTGAATGTAAAGCGGAATGAGGCTCACGTCGTTTACCGAGGCGGCGTGAGCGGTGATGTTGGCAGCCATCTAAGTCCCCTTAGGTAGTCCTGTGCGAATGAAGGCCCGCCGGTTCTGGCGATTCAAGTCTTTCCTTAGCGCCCAAGCCGCTTGCTCCCCAATTGGCCCGAACACTTCTTCGTCCCGGCGCTTCTTGTCCTTTTGGCGTTGCGCCTCGCGCTTCTCAAGCTCCGCTACATAGTCGTAGCCGTTCTCCGGGTTGATCTTCCGGATGCGTTCCACAACGCGCTGATCCAGCCCCTCCCACACGCCAAGACGGTTCTGGTACGCCTGGGCGGTTGTGACGAGGGAATGCGTCGTCACGTCGTTTTCCTGGTGGACGTGGTAGACGACGAAATGCGGCCTGGACGTTTTCAGTCCGGCTAGGCGGACCTGCAAGTTCTTGTCGATGGCTTGCAGATCCGCAACAGCCGAATTAGCGTCAGCGCCGATGATGATGAAATCGCCGTCTTCCGTTTGACGGACCTGCTCAATCCGAGCGGGCTGAAGCTCCATGCTTAGTACCCCTTAGTATCCGAATGCGATGATCGTGACCGTGGTGGCCGACAGGTTGCCGGTAGCCTCGTTCAGACCGAAGTTCGGCGTGGTGCCAGCCCCGGCGTACATCTGAAGCTTGCCGGTGCTGGTGTTGTAGAAGGCGTTCGACGCGAGCGCATTAGTCTGCGACCCGGCGTTAGCCACCGCATTCGACACGGAGCAGATCGTGGCAAGAACAACACCGTTAGGCAGGCCAAGCTGCTGGCCCGTAAGGGCCGTGCCACCCGCCGAGTAGGCGCCGTCTCCGACAACGGTCGTGACCGTCATCTTGACCGAGCCGAGCGCGTCTGCAACGCCGCCCTGAGCCAACGGAATGTTCGTGATAGTTCCGAGAGCCATCGTTTCCTTTCTAAGCAGCGCTAGCCCGCCCACCACAAGGGCGAGCGGGCTAGCTGTCAGCTTGGTTAGACGCGGGCCACCGGCACGTCGTCGTTGAAGCCGCTCAACTGCGCGTTACGCAGCGGGGCGACACAAACGAGTGTGGCGTACCACACGATCCACGCCTGCCAAATGGCGAGCTTAGAACCGGCGGTAGAACCGTCCTTCAACTGAAGGATCGAGCCCTTACCGTCCGGCGCAAGCAGCCAGTCGGGGCGTGCGACCTCAGCCCACGCAAGGCTGTCCTTCGACAGCGCGAACGCGAACCCGTTGACAGCATCAACGTCGGAAATGACAGGGATCGGCTTGTTGCCAGCGGCGACCATGATCGCGCTGTACCCGCCGTCGATGTCCACGACGTGAGCGTCATTCCAGCGCTTCTGCGACACGTACTGGTTCGCCAGCCGACGCTGAACGCCGAGCGTGGTAAGGAAACAGTCGATGCTGGTTCCCTTGTTGCCAGCACGCAGGCGGATGCGCTGCGCGGCCTGCATGAACAGATCCTCAGACGGGTTGACCTGACCCGCCGGGAACACGTTACCGTCCCAGATGGGGTTGGTGCTGCTGTTGATCTGATGCAGCGTCCGGCTCGTCGAGGTGATGTTCCTCAGGCCGTCCGACTCGTTGTTACGGTCGCCCGAGATGTAGACGCCGTAGGTGTTGGCGGTAGCGCCACCGGTAGCGACACTGATCGTCAGCGTGGCGGCCGCCTGGGTGGCCGAGTTCGCGGAACCCGTGAACGAAACCGCCGTGACCGTCGTCGCAGCAACACCGTTCGTGACCACACCCGTGGCCTTGAGAACGATGTCCACCACGTCACCAACAGCGATGTACTGGCCGCTGTCAACGGTGATCGACGTTCCAGCAGCCGGGGTGCCGGTGATTGTCGCGAGGAGACCATCCCCGGTGCCGTAGGCCATCCGGGAGATGTCCTTGCGAAGGTCCGTCATTGCCCCCTCCATTTCGGAGGTTAGGGCGCGGACGAACGCTCCCTCGTCATTCTCGGACTGCTTGATAACCATGTCCGAGAGTTCGATGCCCTGGTCAAAGTACCGGGGCGGGACGATGGCATCCAGGTAGCCCTGGGCGCCTGCGGTCGCAAGACCGCCGCCGTCAGTCGTGGCGCCACGGCCACGGTTACGGCTGGTGTGAACCGGAATGATGATCTGACGGCCAGTGAACGTCCCAATGTCATTAGCATTGGTTTGCTCCAACTGATCGATCAGATACGTCTCCTGGTTCAGAAGCTCGACAATCGGTCCCCGGTAAAGGTTCTTGAGGATCGCGTCGAACGTCGTGAGTGTCTGAGTAGCCACTCTACGGTTCTCCTTGAACTAGGTGATGGGACAGAGAGAACCGCGTCCCCTTAGAAGGGCTTACTAAGCAGTCTTACTAAGCCCTATGCCAAGCCCTGATCTGCTCTAGCGCCTGAGAGCTAGCTTCAGCCAAAGTCTTGGGAGCCTCATTACCGGCAGGCGCGGCTGCGCCCGACTCCGGCACCGAAGGCTGATTCAGCTTCCCCTCCGCGTAGCTTTTGCTGACCTGGCTGATGATGCTCTGCCATTCAGCGAACGCGCGGGGGATAGCATGCTCCGGGTCAGACTCGATGTATTTCCCGCTGAGGGTTTCGATCATCTGCTCCGGCTCGATGTCGCCAAGCTTCTGGAAAGCGTCGGGATGTTCGCGCTTCAGCCCGTCCATCTGGTGTTGCAGATAGTCCTGGGCCTGCTGGATTTGCCGCTGCTGCTCCTGCTCCTGGTAGCGCTGGTCGTACTGCTCCAAGCGCTGCATGATCGGATTGAGCATGCTTTCGAGACGAGTGTTGAGACTTTGCTCCTCCTGCTGGGCCGCCCACTGTTCGTAGGTAAGCTCCTGGGAAGGCTGCTCCGGCGCCGGAGATTGCACAAGGTTGTTGTCCCTGGCGTACTGCTGCGCCCACTCCCACACCGCCTGCGGGTTCTCGCGCGCAGCCCGGTTCATGTCCAGGCCCCACTGAAGATCCTCTGTCGATGCGTTCTCGAACGGCTGCCAGCGGCTGCGATACTCCGCTGCTTCCTGCTGACGACGCGTGTAGTTGGCGTCCCAAGCCCTGAAGGCTTCGGTAGCCGCTTCACGCGCTTCTTCGGGGATGCGGTTTAGGTACTCGTCGTAGGGAGTACCTGTGCTTTCCCCGCCCTCGTCTGACGGATCAGACCGTACGGGATCGGCGTCGTCCGTAAAGGACATCCTGCTTTCCTCTCTGGCCGCTGTAACGTCGCTCCTGGCCCCTAAGGGGGCTGTGGCTAGTCCCTGGCGTCCTCGATTTAGATAAGCGCGTTGGTTTTGGAAGCCGGACCCTTTGTAAGGGTTAGCCGCGCTAACCAGCCCTGCCGCGCCCCAGGACTCGGCGCATAGAGCGCCAAGCTTAGGTCTAAGACTCTTTCATGCCCCTGCGTCGGCGGAAGTGCGCCTTCACCTGCACCCGCGCCTCGTCCAGCGTGCGGGGCTCGTCTTCGGCGTCATCCTTTGCCTGCGCCCCCTTTAGGGCGTCAATCGCGCTCTGAAGGTGCGTGATGGCCGTATCAACCTTGCCGTCTGCTGCATCAGCCATCTCAGCCCTCCAGTGGCACGAGGGGTTCGCTGTTGTGATCGGGAAGCGGCGCCTCGCCATACCCTTCAAGGTAAAGCTCGTACACGCCGTCGATACCCATAGCCAGTCGGATGAACGTAATGTCCGACCTAACGCCCTGACTAAGCGCCGCTAGATTAGCTTTACTTAGCCTAAGGCTTACGACGTTCGCTTTAGCCACTAGTAGCCGGGCCCCGTGAACGTGACCTGGGAAACCGTGTTCGACGTAATCCAAAGCGGCTCCGTCGTGAACGTCTGATTACCGCCATTGACGATAGTCCCGGCGGCGGTGGGGTTGTCATCAATCGCCGTCCAGTAGTTCACGGTGTCCCCGCCAACCACGGCGATATTCGTTCCTGCTCCGCCGGGGTAGATATAGACGGGAACGAACTGCGGGCTCGCGCTTGTCGAGTCAATATCGACCGTGTACGCCATTACGGATACCCGGCGCCCGTGATCGTGCAGCCGACCCCCTCCGCGTCCGTGGCGGGAGAAAGGAAGATCGGGCCGGTGGCCGTAGCGAACGTGAAGTTAGCGTTAGACCCCGCCGAGATTGTCTGGTTGACCGTGCCGACCAGATCGGAGTAGACCGTTACGCCCGCCGGGGCTGAGGCATCCACAGCCACGTTGACGGTCCCCGACGTGGGAACATACAACCGTGTTAGGGCCGACCCGTTGGAGCTACCCATTCCCTCATGGGCGAGGTTTGCTCCGGGGGGATGAACGATAAGCCGCATTATCGACCGCCTTTGTATGTCCGGAATGGCCGGACGTGCTCGTACAGGACTTGAAGAAGCTGATTGAACTCGTCGCGGGTGCGGACGAGAATGTTATGCGGGTAGCCCGTCTTCAGGTCGTGATCGACCACTTCCGTGAACGCGGCGAGCCTCCCCTTGTGCGGGCCGTCCACCACTTTTACGAACTCGCCCACAAGGGCGTCCTCGTCGCCCCTAAGGTCCGTTGTCGAATGAGGAACCACGGGGGTAGCCTCAGCCACCGGAGGGGCTACAGGGGCCTCCTGTGGCGTCTCAGGGGCGCTTACTGGGGCTTCCGCCCCCGGCGCTGCCGTTACCTCGTCCACCTGGGGACTCCTTTGCTTGCTGTGCCTGTTGTGCCTGTTGTGCTTGCTGTTTCAGCCGAGCCTGATGAGACTCCGACTGCTCCTGCGAACGCTGCTGCTGCGCCGCCAGCGCGAGCCTGTGAAGCTCCTCGGCGCGCTGCGCCTCTCGGAGCTTCTGGCCCATCTGGAATTCGTGCATCTCCTGGGCGTGGCGCTGCTGCTGCTCGCTGTTCGCCGCCTGGTATCCTTGCTGCTGTGCGAACTGCTGCGCGTTCTGCTCTAGCTGCTGGCCCTGTGAGGCTGCGGTCGCTACTCCTTGCTGAGCGGCTGCTGCGGACTGATCCCCAGACGTATCGGGCTGTCCTTGTCCATTTTGAGCACCTTGACCCTGAGCTTGCGCTTGAAGTTGCATCGCCTGCTGCTGAACCTGCTGCAACCGCTCCCGGTGAGCCGCCACATGCAGAAGATGCATCTGCTGAACCTGCGGCGGGAACTGCTTGAACCGGGCCTCCTTCTCGAAGTCCTCATGGTTCTGGATGTGGTACTCGTCGTTGTCGTAGGGGTTGATGTTGATTGTCTGACCCTGCGCGATCAGGACGTTCTCCCGGTTAGCCTGCGTCTCGTCCCGCGTGAAATCCTCGATGAGTTTCGACAGCGCCCCCAAGTCATTGTCTTGAAAGAACTGGGCAAGCTGCCGTCCCCGTGGTGGATTGCCCGACTGCACAAGGAAGTTCATGATGTCGGTCATCTGGGCCTGCTTCGCCGCCTTAGACTGCGGTACGGCGCTACCGGCCTGCACCTCTACGTGGCAGTTTCCTTTGAGCATTGCGCCCTTGAAGTCAAAGATCCGCCACGCCCCATTCTCCCCACCAAGCGAGATGGTGCGTGGATCCGTGTAATAGGTCGCGACCAGCTTTAGGATCTTCTCGCCCAGCATCCCAAGCTCCTCCTCATGATCCGCCATATCGGGAGCGAGCATCGTGTCGTCCGACTCCTGAAGCAGATTGATCGCCGACGCTGCCGTAACCCCAGGGGGCACCTGCGCGGACGTAACCTCATGCTGCCCCGAAATCTCCTGCATGGACTCCTCGTTGTCCTGCAAGCACTCGATCACATAGTCCGGCAGCGGGGGCGCCTGAAGGACATCCGGCTTAGCGTTGGGCGAACCCACATCGTCGTAGAACACGACGCCGCCGGGCATCGTCATTGACCGAATGAACTTCTCCGGGTCCTGAACCGCCTGCTTAGACGCCAAGATCGTCGGGTTGCCAACACGATTGCGGTTCTCAGCGATCTGCGACTTGATCTTGTTCCGCTCCGTCTGCGGACCCCTGAGCGCATCCACGATACTCATGCCCCACACGCGTCCCGGCATTTGAATGCCCTGGAACATCACGTAGGGCTTGCAGTCAAAAGGCTTATCGTCCTGCTCAAGCATCTGGCTGATCTGTTTACGACCCGACGTGTGCAGCACCCACGTCTTCCGGCAGCCATTCGGATGATCCTTATTCGGCATGCACCAATACTCCCGGACCTTCACGCCCTTATAGGAGGAGGCGCCGGGGAGATAAACCATACCCATACGAGCCTCGATAAGCCCCGGGTTAGCCGGAGTGTCGGCCGTAACCTCCACCCCGTAACGCCGGTAAACGTACTCTGGGCTTTTGATCGACTCCTCAATCACCCACTCCGCATCCACAAACTCGGCCGCTAGCGGGTCGATGAACATTTGGAACGGGGAGCGAACCTCAACCTTCACGTCCCCCTGCGCAATCGTCTTAGTGTTGGTCGAACCGGGCGCCGCCTGCTCCGCAACCCGATGCTCAGGACTACCAGGTTGAACCGGCCCCATCTGCCCCATAAGCGGCTTACCGTTCTCGCTAAGGATCACGATGTCGCGCTTAGACCCGGCGCCCGAATCCCAAAACACCTTCATGAACCCGGCGCAGCAAATGCGTGCCCACAGAAGCGTCTGCATCCGATGCTTACCGATCTTCAGATGCTTCCACATGTACCGCATGATTTCGTCACCCAGGGCGGCAGCGTTAGTATCCTCCTCATCGCTGCTGTTGGGCGTGACAACGAAAATCGGCCGGTTCTTCGTCATCTTCGCGATCTCTTTGCGGATGATCGGCTGAATCCGGTTATCAACAACCGTGATACGGTTCTTGGGCATCGCCGGGCGGAACAACTGCCTGCCGTCCCAGGCAAGCCACTGCTCGTTAGCGTAATAGGCGAGGTTTAGATACCATCCCGGCTCCAGCTTCCCGCGCGCCAAGCGACCATACCTGTAGAGGGTGTCCAGATCCTCAACCGTCTTATCCTTCGGCATCGGCGTCCTCTAGCCCTTCGCTCAGGAAACTGTCGTCCCAATGGATCTGCCCTACCAGATAGGACTCGTCCAACTCCCCTTCAACGCCCTCAGCGGACTGTGTAGGCAGATCCATAAGGGGCGTTCGCTCCGGCCGCTGAATACGCTCAAGAAGCTGCTGGCGCTCCTTGTTCCAATCCGCGTTCATGTTCCGGCGTTCCGCGGTCCACTGGGCCTGCGCAGCCTTGTGAACACCGAGGATGGCATCTACCGTCCTTTTGAACACCCATCCGACGCTGATCGCGACAACGGACGTTATCGCCGCCGAAACCACAATGGTTGCGATCATGGTGTTATCACAATGGTTGCGATCATGGTGTCACCAGCGCATAGTTAGCGTCTCTCAAGAACCCTCCCGAATTCTCCACCGGGGCTACCGCCAGCGCGGACGTGACGGTAACCACCGACCCGTTAGCGTCCCTAAGGAACCCACCGGACATCTGCATGGGCGCTACGGCCGACGCGAAGGCGACCGCCTGTAAGCCATACACGCCATCCCTTTGGAAGCCCCCGGACGGCAGCCCGGCGTTAGTGGTCGTGACAAGGGAGTAGTTCGCATCCCGGTCAAACCCGCCGGACGGCTCCGTGGGGGCGACGGCCGAAAGCTCGTCCACCGTGATGAGTGCATAGGTGGTGGTGTCGTGCATGAACCCACCCGTGAAAGCTGGCACGATGGTTACGCTCCCGGCTGTAAGGACGAGGGAATCGGTTGAAACCGACTGGTTCGGCGGAAAGGCAAAGAACGGCGCGAGACTAAGGGACGTGGTGCTAGTAGACGCTGACGCGCCAAGAAGGAGGAACGTCGTTGCGGTCAGTGACAGCGATGTTGTGCTCGTAGACGCCGACGCGTCCAGAAGGAGAATCGCCGGGGCGGTAAGCACCAGAGAGGCGGTCGAGGTGCTAGCGCTCGCGTCAAAGAGGATTTGCGTCGGCGCGGTGAGAGCGAGGCTGGTAGCGCTAGTGCTAGCGCTTGCGTCCAACGGTATCTGCGTCGTCGCGGTAAGCGCAAGAGACGCCGTGCTTGTGCTCGCGCTAGTGGCGAGCGGAAGCGTGACCGGCCCGACTAGTACGAGGGTGCGGCCAATGAACGGCTGCTGAACCGACCTGCCGCCCCGTCTCATCTACGTCTCCTAGCGGTAGGCGCTACGCCACATCGCCTGCGGCCAGTTCACCATCTGCGGGTTGGGTGTCGGCGCTGCGCCGGTCGCTGCAAGGATCTCTACCATCGCCTCGGCGTAGTGAATGGTTGGGGCCGTGTCGTTGATGGTCGCTGACGCCCCCGCCGCAAGGTTCATGCCGGTCAAGTACTGCCCCCACCCAGAACCGCCCCCACCGGAGTTGTAGCCGAACGAGTGGCCGTTCCAGGTGATCGACTGCCCCGTGCCCGGCGTGCCAATCGTGCCGCTCGTTGCGTTCCCAATACCAGCGAGCACCAGGGAGTTCGACCCAGTAAGCGACGCAATCGTGCAGGACGGAAGCCCGTTACCGCTAGTGCTCACATTCGTGGCCCCGACCGGACTGGCCGCCTGTCCGGTAATGACCGCAACACCGAATCCCCACTGTCCAATTGCGGCGGTCGGATTACAAGTGACGGTCATCGAAGCCGAGGTAGTTACAGTGCCCAGCCAAACCGCGCCACCAGAGTTGTTAGCCGTCTCGGATACCGCCGCGCTGGCGTTCCATGTCACGCCCCCGCCGGTATTGCTCGGGCTGTTGATTCCCGTTGCGCTCCACCCGGTACCAAAAATGACGATTAGAAGGCTACTGAGCGGCGGCGTGAACGACGCTGTCGTGAGATTGGTCACTGAGGCATTGGTACTTACAGCCGCAGGGGTGCTGCTGTCAATCGCGAGCGCCATGAGCGCTCACCCTACTCCTCGAAGTAGAACGTGGCGAGACAATCCGGCGTAACACCCGAAGCGGTCGTATACCTAAGCCCGATACGCTGACCGCCCGTAGCGGTAGCCAAACCCTCAGCACCGAACGGCTGCCAATCCTTCATTGCCCCACCCAACGGCTGGAGGTAGATCGAGTCGATGATCGCGTAAGTTGTCGGCTCAGCCGTAAGCGCTGTTAGCGCCGTGGACTGCGCCGCGCCGTCCTGCTCATCCGTCTTGACCGGCGTTGTGGACGTGCCCGTGGGCGAGCCGACCGTCGTAGCCCTAACCAGATCGAACTGCACGGCAGCCGCAGCGGCACTCCCGTCCAGGCTGATCGTAACCGCCCGGAGCTTGCAGCGCACATTAGCCCCGGGGGCGAGAAGAATGAGGCTTTTGGTCGCCGCTGACGTAAGCGTCGTCTTGGCGCACGGAACCGTGTAAAGCGGCATTACAGCCCCGACCAGAGGTTCCAGAGCGTAGCGACCGTGTTATTGACGGTCGTGTCCGTCGAAGCGGCATTCAGGCTTCCGAACGCGCAGGCGCTAAGAATGAGCGGCTGAAGGTTCTGCTGGCCCGTAACGACCTTAGTCGCGAACGCCGCCCGGGTTGTATGTCCCGTAACGCCCGTCCCCTCCGTCTCCACGTTCTGCGCCTCCGTATAAATCGCTGCGGTGACCTGCGCAATAACGCGAGGGTCGAGCGAGGCGGCGTAATCGTCGGCTAGCGCCATTCCTGTCCCTTCTAGATGAGCGTGATCGAAATGCCGCCGGAAGCGACCGTGGCGGGCGTCTGCGTCGTACTGATAACCGTGCTCGTGCACGACCCCCACAGAATCATGTTCCCAGCGCCCGTCGTCGCAGAATCACAGAGCGCCCAGCCGATGATCGTTGACGAACCACCCGTACACGCCGCGAACGTGATCGTGCCGTTATTCGACGTGGACGACGCCGCCCCGGCGCCACCGGACGAAGCGCTGTTCCAAGCGGCGGCAGCCAAGCTCTGACGGGCGTAGCCGGTGTACGTCGCCTCGACAATCGTCGCGCCCGTCTTGCTGGAGTCCGGAACCGTCGTACACAAGCACAGGTACACCGGGGACACGAACGGGGTGGTCGTAACCTTGCCGGTCACGCCATCAAGAACGTGCGTCTCCATATAGTTCGAGAACGTGCCCGACACTTAGCGCTCCTTCTTGGCGAACCAGCGGCGCTTAGCCTGAGGCTCAAGGACGATTTCTACCGGCTTCTGCTTCTTAGGCCGCTCCACAGCTTCGCCCGTCAGCCGGGCGAAGCCCTCCGGCGTCATCTGCCAGCACATTCCGCGCTCACGATGCACCTCCTGCGCATCCCCCAGTTCCCTAAGCTCAAGAAGGTAAGGGACAAGCTGATCCGGGTTAGTGAAGCTGGTAGAGCGATCCTGCTGCATCCGATCGACAAGCTGCTCCACCGTCCACCCATAATCGTCGTCGGGGACGGACAAGTGCCCAAGAACGCGCCTGTGGGTGTCGCTGGGGAAAACGCCAGCCACGTCAGTCATCGAACTCCTCGAACTTCTCCGTAGGCTCAGTGGACGGAATAGGGCCATAGGTAAGCTGGACAATGTGACGCGTGTAGACAACGCGCCCAGACGGGAAACGCTTAGCTGCCGACAAGCCGAAGTAGTCGCTTACGCGCTCAGGGCTACGCCCCTCGACCCAGAACACGTCGCCGGAGCTAAGCGCAACCCTGGTTCCCGTGGCCTGCACAAAGGGCGGCGGCACGCGGAGATCGTCGTAGAACGCCATTGTCACGCTGGCCGGTCTTTCAATGTCGCCTCAAGTCGCATCGCGTAATCCTTCCAATGGGCGTTCTCGACCTCCAGGCGCCGAATCTCGTTCAACTGCCTGCGGTGAAGCTCCGGCTTCAACGCCGCGAACTCGGCAAGCTCCCTAACGCAGTCCTTACAGAGGTGCAGATCGTCAGAGCCGTGAACCCACGACAAATTCTCATCCTGAAACACCCCGGCGTCAAACGCTGCGCCGCAGTCGTAGAACACCAGCTTGTCGTCGGCGCCACGGGCGCACATGGAACAGAACGCGGGCTTAGGGTCGCTAAGCCGGACCCGGTGCTGGATGGCTGCTGCACTAAGGCTCATGTGTTTGCCTGCGTCTTGACGGTCTGACTACCAGAGCCGAAATATGGCGTCTGATATGAGTAGGGAGACGGAGGTGGATGCTGCCAGTACGGGCCATACGGATACATCGGATACATCGGATACATCGGCTTAGGAGCGGCCTGACCACACCGGGAACAGCGGCCACATCCGGGGCAAACACTCATTTACGCACCTTTCGGTGGGGACTATGCTCCGGGAGGGAGCGAATGTATTTCAACGTCTTACGGAACTGCCAGCGCGGATTGCGGCAAGTCGCGTAAAACAGAAACGCGAAGACCACCGCCATCGCAACCAAC